TGGTATCATAAGGTTCTCCAAATACGAACACCTAATTTACTATTATTTACAACAACTTTTGCTGTATGTTTCCATCCAAATTCGGCAAACAACTCTTTAACTTGTTTCAAAGCTTTGTGTGTATTGATACACGGCACAAACAGAGAACTACCGACTACCATTCCAGACCAGTTTACTACTACACGCACACCGTCAGGGTGTAGATCATATGTCTTGATTACTTCCATATAACAAGTTACTCAGCTTGTTCTATCCCCTCTCCTTCAACATCGAGTGAACAGTTAACTGATATGCACCATGCGTTTAAGCCGCCCATACGTGTGCCTTTACCCAACCTTTGTTTGACACGTTTACCATCTAAGTTTTTCTTTAACTCGTCTACAAAAGCTGCATAGTTTATCTGCCGAGCACCACACCAGTTCTTTAAAGGTGTAGTTGATAGAAACAATCGTTTCGTATCCGTCTCGTATCTAGCAACTAGTTTTGTATTGGGTTGTCTGTCTGGTACTACGTGGTCATCCAATCCATTACCTATGGCGTTGTTAGTTTTGCGTAAGTCGTCTGTGCTTTTAATCCACAGAACATTGCCGTAATGCTCCATAACATAATCATTAAGCGTTTGTTCTACAGAACTACCCATGTCTTCTATTTTGCTTTGACTATTCTTTAGCAGTTTAATGGTCCACTTAAACAAAGCTTCCATATCGTAATCTATAAGTCCTAGCTTCTTTGCGATCACACCGCCAGTTAACGCACAGGCGACACCTGCTGACCAGTACCTATTCTCTGCTTTTAGTTTCGCAACACGGTCCACCCTTTTTTGAACTTGTCGCAAAAAATTATCTACAGTTTCTAAATTACGCATAACGTGCATGATGAATACTTCCCCAGCATGGCCGTAATGCTTTTCTATTTTAGCCTCGAAGTCGTCTGTCAGTTCTTTTTCTTCTGACTTGGTAAATACCTTACTAGCTCTGAACTCCAGTATTCGTTGAGCCTCGGCTCTAGGAACTTCTTTTATTGTAGATATCCTTTCTATGATGCTGGCGTTTGCTGAAGTGCAGCAAAGTAGTTTCCAAGGTACACCTCTAGGACGTTCTATATTAGAGTTTTGACTCATGCGACCTCGCTGCTCACCACTTGTTAACTGGTAAGCTAAGTCACTTAGATCTTCTCCCCTCACGTTGGTAAGTTCGTCTATGTAGAACGGTAGATTGTGTAGCACTTCACCACGATTCATCTTGTAGGCCATCGTATCTTTTTCATCCAACATGCAGCCTTTGTAATGACCCCATGCAGATGCAGCGACTTTCATAGCTGACGATTTACCGCCCCCACCATCTGAATCATAAGTGTGAAGTGTCGAACAGTTCTGAGGTAAGAACTGCATGAGCGGAGATCCGAAAGTAGTACACACTATGTATTGATGTAACTCCATGTTCGGCTTCTTCATGTAGAAGTTAGCCATCTCGCTCCAACCTTCTAATGTACCCTTAGATTTGAAGCAAGGAAACGACAGTGCAGTGGGGGGTGTGGGCGGGTTGTAAGACACTTTTGTTGCGGATATTTCTTTATCGCCCACCACAAAAGATTTGCACTCATCGGATGTCCAACCGTACTGCCGGTGTGCTATGTCTGCGGTGTGTCTTGCTTGTAATTCATTTACCCATTTAGTCATGTATTCCATCAATCCACTTGTATCTATTTGCGCGACACCGGCCCCTGCCATAGCTTTTCTAAATTCTTCTCTCGAAGTCAGTGATCTGAGAGGCATTGTAAACTCTCGCACACCGTCCTTCGGTAGATGCAAACATACCACAATCGACTCACCAGCCTCTATATCGTGCATTCTACGAGTCACATATATGTCATTGTGGTAGACCATAAATTCATCCACATCGCCCTCTGCGTTTGTTTTACGGATGAACACACCTCCGTCCCGCCCACGAAAGAAGGGTGCTGGATACGAAGGTATTACATGTTCTGAACTTGAAGCTACGTCATCAATAGAGGAGGGGGAGGTAGATTCTTGAGATTCATCATCATCCTCACCACGATTGAACTCTTTGAACTGCCCACCCAAAACGATTGGTGATTTAAACTTGCCCCAATGAGGACAATCAGTGCATACGTGCGGATTGTTTTCATCAAAAGTGCTGCACCTGTATGGTCCTTTAACAAGATCCATTTTCTGTTCGGTCAGGTGCGGCATGTACTCAGGGTGCTTTTTTGATAGTACATGTGCTGCTTTATCACCATCAGCACAAAACTTGGCAATAGATAGTCCCGCTCTCCACATGGGTTCAGTGGTATTCTCCTGATCTGTCATAATCAAGCGCAATTGTTCGCAACCTTTACCAGCTTGTGTTTTTGCAAGTATGTTCTTGAACAGGTATTCCCTAGTGTTCTGTATAAAAGCAGCAAACGCTTGCGGGTCACCATCCTCACGGTCATTGACGACACTTGCTCTCGTGGGAACTGTTATCGGAATCGTGCCGACAAGATCTGAGAACTTAGCCAGCGATATAGATTCGACATCAGAACCAATCAAAGACACTGGTGCTGGCGGCACTGGCTTGTGGTTGTGCGTGTGTAATATTCGTAGCACTCTCGCTGCATCAGCAGGGACAGCGGTATCTATTTCAAACTTCGAGGTCTTACAAAGCTTCTTAAATGACTCTGCTACAGGCTTCCAATCTATGTAGTCAACCGGCTCTTCTAAAGGCCAGTACACATGCAGTCCCCTACCAGAATCGACAGTCAGCGGTTGTGGTAGTTTCGTTTTCTTACAGAATGCAATCAGATCTCGTAGGGCATCCTTTTTTGTAGCGTGTGGTTTACTTGGGCCACAATCCAAATCCAAGAAAAAACATTTTAACTGTTTAGAGAACACTGCTTTTCTAGTGTCCTCTTTTTCAAAATTACTCAGAGCGAAGTATGTATCCCACCCCTCTGCGTCTGCTCGTTTAGCGGCATCTGCTAACTCGTCAATATCTCTAAAAGATTTCTGCCGGTGTGTTTTTAATTCTCTACTGCGGCAAAAAAGTACATAGAAACCTTGGTCGGGCAGCATACGCCGTAAAAAAATCCGTGTATCCATACCATGCACCTAATAAAAGTCACTACGGCAGGGGGCAGGAAACATTATGGAAAAAACCGCCCCTCTTCGGCCCGTGTCAAACCTAGCCGTAGTGAAACTCGTTAATTAATCTTCGTCGTCATCCCACTTTTCAATCAACGAGCTAAGGTCGTCAGAGTCTTCTTTAGGTGCGGCAGTAGACTTCTTAACGGCCTTCTTTTTTGGTTCCTCTACAGGTTCTTCAATCTCTGCAAAGGGATCTTCTTCGTCATCAGCAGCATCAGACACAGCCTCTGACTCGTTATCAAACGACTCGAAAGGGTTTGTACTGTCTGACACAAAACCATCTGCCACCGCTTCAAACGGAGATGTGGTTTTCATTGGCACATACTTTATAACTTGTACACCATTCAAACGTAAACTAACCCCTGTTTGGCTTTTCGATATGCTGTAAGGTACAAAAGTCACAGCAATATTGCATATGCTGCCAGTAGTAAGTTTAAAATCATCATCTAGTGTTTTGTTCTGAGAGTCATACTGTGGCGGCTTACGTGTAGGTTCACCATTGTATGCACCAGCAAGTTTGGCCTTTCCTTTAAACAAACCGTCATCCTGTTCTTTAAAAGGTATAGGAAACTTGTCAGGCCAACCTTTTTTCTTGTTTTCATCATAGTATGCCTTCATCTGTTTCATTAATTTCCCAGCTTCAGCTTTGGGAATCTTAAAATTAAGGCTGTACTCTGCATTGTCATCAGTAGCCTTGCATGGCACAGATGTATTAGCGGCATCACTCCAAGCGTATGTTCTATCAATCCGTGGGTACATGACTTCCGCTTTTGGGATTACATATTTTTGTAACTCTTCAGACATTCTTACTTATCTCCATTATTAAAAACAAATCCTTCGGTCACAGAAAAAGGTGACTTGTTAACCGCTGGTAGCCTAAAAGTAATCGCTTCTAAACTGTCTTGATGGTCTATCATCTGTCTTGCGACAACTAACTCCTCTTCCTCTAACGCTCTTTCCGCAGCGAAACAAAGTTTCGGCATTACATATGTATTGTCGAAAAATATACGAGTCACAACCGCAAAAGACGATGTGCCGTGTTTCGCCAAAAATTGAGAATAAGCACCCAACGACATTCTGTTGTTGTTCGCTTTCCCAAAAATAGAAGCCGCTGGAACCTGTAACCTATAAACAGTTTTTAGGTCATCCATAGGGACGACTGCTAGATACTGAAAATACCTACAAGCCCTACCGCTTCCCCCTCGTGCTGAACCCCGAATGTTCTGGGTGCAGTTTAAACATACCGCACTCTGCTTTTCGGATTCAACAACCTCTGGAGCCGGATACCTCGTATCCAAAGACCAACAAGTAGGCAACCTGTTAGCATCCGGTACGAAGTCTCCAGCATAGTACACTCTCGCAACACTTGCTGCGTTGACAATAACAACATATAACTCGTCTTGAGTTTGTCCGTTGTCAATGCCGCTAAAAACACCATCGCGAATCCTTATGGTTCGTCGGATAGTAATTTGCTGGTCCTCTTTTCCAAACCCTCAAAAGGATCATCGTCGTCTTTCGAGTTCAAATCCCTGTGATTCAGCAGCGCAGCCGCCACTGCATCGGGGGAAAACCTAAAAGTTTTACCGACTTTTACATAACACTTTTGAGGTATTACACCCTCTCGCACCCACTTTCTAAAAGTAGATAACGACACGTTGTATTGTTTCGCAACCGTTTCTATAGGCACAAACATCGCCATAGAACTAGTTGAGTCCTTCCTTCCATCGTTCATTTTCGAGGTTTCCTAATGCTAATCGTATACTGACTATCAGCATTCAAACCTTTTGGTAACAACTCAGGCTGCTCTTCTATCAACGTCTTCAAGTTACCTTGATGTAGACGTTTTTCCAGAATATCAGGGACACCATGCTCTTTTATAAAGGCATAGATAGATTCCCAATCGCTAGTCCAATACTTGGTTTTTACCTGACGGTAGAAAGTACCAAATTTAGTTTTGATACTGTCTGTACCTGTGGTCTGTAGATGATCGAGCAGAATACTTTTAATCTTGTCAGCTTCTTCAGCTAACTTAGAATCAACTTCATTGAAAGCTTTCGCTTTCTCTTCTCTCGTATCCCGTATCTTTAGATATATTTTCGTAAGTTTAGCTACGTCTATTGCATCAGCCATCAGAATCTCCATAACTGAGGCGTTCAGTATCGTGCTTTTTCGTTAGCTATGCAAGTATTTCTTTATATAAATCGATTATTTTTGTGTGGGCATCTAGTTTATTATCGAGAAGTGCGTAAATGCGCTTTTCTATGTGACTTCCTTGCAGTTGAATGACTGTGCATTTACTAGTCTGTCCAGCCCTGTGAATCCTAGCGTTAGCCTGTTCATAGGTTTCGACGGAGCTTGTTGGCCCCCACCAGACTATTGTATCCGCAGCAGTCAATGTGACACCGTGTGCAGCAGCCTTCGGTTGGATAACTAGCACTCTAGGTTCGGGTGTTTCTTGGAACCGTTGAAAGATTTCTGTTCTTTTTGTTGGCGGTACGTCACCACGAATTATTTCCGTAGGAATATTGTCTTTGCATAACTTGTCAACAAGTACATCTATGACGTTCTTAAACGGCACAAACACCAAGACTTTCTTACTAGATTCGTTAATCACTTCGGACAGCACGTTGTAGCGGTGCTTTATATCAAACTCCAAAGAGTCACCATCATCTGTGTACACCGCTCCAGCAGATATCTGGAGTAGTTTATTCATATTGACAGCAGCGTTAGCCGCAGAAACTTGTTCTCCAGCGGCTTGAGTAACCATTTTATCTCTAAGTTCTTTGTAATATTTGTTTTGCTGGCGCGTTAACTCTACTTGACGCTTGGTGTATATGATATCAGGCAGATCTAAACACTCTTTTTTGGTGAACCTAATCGCTGGTTGTAACGATTTATATACAATGTCTGTTGCTTCGGGCCTAGCAACCCACTTGAAATTAGATATTTTTAACATGACCAGATCGCGGAATGCTCCAAAGAATCTAGGCACACCTTGAGGGTTAACCAGTTTTGCTAAACCGAAAGCATCAACAGGGCTTTGTGCAGCCGGTGTACCTGTCATCATCCATAACCATGTAGCACTTGTTATCAGATTGTTTAATACCTTCCACCGTTTCGTTTGCACGTTCTTATAGTGTGTGGCCTCGTCAACAATGATTAGATCAAAACCACCGTTGGCTATCTCATCAGCGACAATTTCTACACCATCGTAATTTATGATTACAAATTCAGAGTCACCTTTTATTATGTCTCTGCGTTTGTTCGCGCTACCGTAGGCAATATCTACAGATCGGTGCATAGCAAATGTAAACAAGTCTTCACGCCATGCCGAGTCCATGATAGACAAAGGGCAGATCACCAACACGCGTTTGATGAGGTTCTGACGCATCATATAATCAGCGGCCCAGATTGCGCTGGCAGTCTTACCAGTGCCTTGTTCGTTAAAACAGAACGCTCTCCTGTTCAATGTCAGAAAGGATGCGGTTGTTTTTTGATGTTCAAACGGTGCGTACTTACCTGTCCACTTATAGTTTTTCTCTATCGGTGAAGGTGCTTTTATATTTAAATTTTTTAATACGTGTGCTTCTTCGATGCCCCAGTTCACCAGCACTTTATTATCTGGTAACAAGTTACTCTTGGGTATAATACTGGTCACCCGTCCGGGGTTACGTAACCGTAGAAGCAATGCTTTGTTATCTACAACTTTCATACAAACAGCAGCCTACCACCCTGCTCTTTAACTTTACGTTTAGCTCGGGCCACATCTAACTCGTTTAGATCAGCCACCGATT